GTTTAAGGAATAATGGACGAACAGGTGCACCTAAGAACCAATCCTTACCGCAGGATTCCCGAAAGGGACCTGCGGAAAAGGATTTGGCATGATTTACAGAGAAACCACAACACTCTAAAGTGCTGCAAAGTTTCTCATAAGCTGCTGTGGGGACGATAATATCGTCACCATAAACGGTTACGTCGCTATGTTCTTCCACTGGTACACAAGCGAGGCAGACACCCAAGAAGATCAGGGTCTCTAACTCAAATGTATACCCATTGCCCATAGAGGAAAACTTCTCCAATTCAACAATGTCACCGTCTACTAACGTAGCCGGTGAGCGAGAAAGATTAAGGAGGTCAAACCAATCAGAAGGAACTAAAAGGTCCACAACTGAGAACGCCAGAGAATCTGACGCTCGTGAGAGGTCAATGGTCGCGAGACCATCACGGTAGGCACGTTGTGCGAACCGTTGATTGACTTCCTGTTTGCTAAGATCGATCCCGAACCGTGCAAGCTTTGCGCGGAGTACTGAGCCTGATCCTAACTGAACATAAGAATTCAGAAGGGGCTCTTTACATATCCCGCGGTCGGTTTGCGCGTTCTTTGGAACAGTCGTAAACTCGTTATGATCGCAGATGATGGGGCTCTTTCGAGCATTCCACCACCTATCGCCAAGAATGGCACGATAAAACGGGTACAGACTTGCAGTCAGACGGATTTCTCCGTCATATTTATCTGAAAGTACTGCCCCACGAGCCTTAACTCCGGCAGAAGCACCTGGCCCGACCCGCATAGATCTCTCGACATTGTCGAGGTCCCTACGGCGTAAAGGCCCCAAGATTTTCCTTACCCACTTTGCAGCGTGACGAAATTCGTCAGGTTGCTGTTCAGTGAGTTTGTAGATCCTGTGGTTGGTGTCTCTGCACTCCTCTTCCGATTGCCAAAAGGCAGACAAGGCGTTTGCTTTTCGATCGCCAGCCACGGGAAGGAGCGCGCTTTTTCGCATGACCTCAGTCACCATATAGTCGTCAGCAAAAAGCTTCGGATCAACATAGTTAATTGGGTCACACTTTAAGCGAGCTACTTCATCCCACGCCTCATACTCTAGGAGCATAAAGACGAGGTGAGAACGCGGACTGTCGATTACTCGACAAAGCTCTTGTGTAACGGACACCTCAGTTCGAAAATCTGAGGAAACGTCAACGACGAAATCGATTGACATGGCACTTCACTCCAAAGGCTGATAAAAGCTACAGCGGCAAAAAAGCCGCCACAGCTAGTAATGCAGATATCACGGCTATACAGGTTTTACAAACCCTGTTACACCGCGCGTCTTCCTTGACGATGGGTAGAACCCATCGAATTAAGTCTAAGACCTTCTGCATTACCAGATCGGGCTCAACAAAGTGACGTATTCTTTCAGTGCCGTAAGGCCCTGACCGTTGTGAACGAGGTGATAAAAATCCTCGCGCTCAGCGGACGTCATTGAGTCAGGCAAGATAAATTCAACCTTGGCTCGTGCCACATCTTTAACTTCGTACTGACTGTAAGCCGGATCGCCAACCTGCCGTTCGATAGGAAACTCGAAACGGAAAGTTACACGATCAGTCTTACGGTTCGCTTTAGCCTGATCGAAACCGGCTACAAGCGTGCGATTGCCCGCGCTCGAATTACCCTCAGCGTTAACGAGAGTAACAGATTGTGGGTTCACGCTACGAGGTGAGTAGGTGTGGGGTTCCAGTGTCTCTCCACTATCGGAGTAGATCACTAAATCAGCAGCAGCTGCCATAATTATATCCTTTAAAAGGTAGATAACATCGGGAGGTATTAAGTACCGCCCAAACTTGGTCAGAATGACCGGGTTTGTGCAAATGCACTGTGGTTGCTAACATTTTTAGCCACGGTTTTTACGGCCTATCTTAGTCTGCGTTATCGCTTTTAGATGACGCAGATAATTTCGATGGCCAGATTTATTCCTTGCTGCTTGCCCAGCGGCGTCGATATCGTTCCGACGTATCTGAGCTAACAGGGCTAAGCCGTTAACAACGGCTTTCACGCTCTTTGAAGGAGAATAGCGCGGTACGAAACTAGGTAAGGGAATATTGTCCTTGTTCAGTATTTCACGAACAAAGGCCGTCTTCTCATACTTGTTCAACCGACCAATCTCCCGACCCGCCAGAGGCTGGGCAACAGCGAGATAGGTTCGCTTTTTAATTAGACTGCCAGTGAGCTCAGTAACACCGCTCATAGCATCCAGTGAATTGAGGATGTCACCTATATCCGTTATCCAATCAAGGACAAACGAATACGGGATCGACTCCCATATCCACTCTACTGGAGTTCCCATTTGTGTCGGGTTCCCCGGGTCTAATCGGTAATAGACTATGGCACGCTCAGAGAGCGTGCACTCAGCCTTTACCTCCCTACCAGAAGCCGCATAATACGTATTAGACCCCTTATCCTTTTTTGTAACAATTTTCCGGCGCCAGATTTCTCTGGTACTGGCCAATTGTAAGGCTAAGTAGGCTTCAAACGTGTCTGCGACAAGCGGTGCAACCCCATACGTGTATTGCAAATACGCGCCGGGGATGTCGGACGTCTTCAAGTACTTTCGGCTTTTCTTTGGCAACTTGCCTCGGATAGCCTTATAGCCGTTGAAAACGTTCAAACCGAGTTTCGAAAACATAGAACATGTTTGACGATACTCGGCCATCGCCGTACCCAGGTTGACGGTGTCGCGCTCAATATGTTTTCTGAGCGCTAACATCCAACCCGTGTATAGGTTGGGAAACTCAGCATTGCCTACGTCATTATAGACGACTTGATAGTCGTCATACCGTGTTCGCCTCCCATAACAGGAGACAATACGCGGAAAGACATTGGAATATGTCTCAATGCCGTAGGTGACAGTTTCGTCATAGACATTTGGATAAAATGTGGGAGATTTCCACAGTGGCGCCGCCGGTAAAGGTCTCTGGTCTGGTTTTACCAGGTTAACAGAGGTTCTTACCGTATCGGTCGCCCAACTGTGATAATCATTGGAGTATTTCACCCCGTTACCACATATATACCAACTGCTCAGATACATATAATACATCTGAGTAGTGTCCGGACCTGTCTGTACAATGGCTGTCATAAGCATACCCTCTTGAGTCATAGGACCCAAGAGTGCTCAATAGAGCCTCCCCAGGGATTAAACTTCCTGGTGGCAGAG